AACAGCTATAGCACAAACCCCAGAAGAAACATTTGCATCTAATGACCCCGTAAATCAATTTGTAAATAAAGATTGGGGCCCCGTGATGAACGCAATTTCTAAGAAAAAAGATTTTAGACCATAATGGCTATAAGAAAAAAAATAGGATATAGAATTGATCCACTTGATCTTAATACGCGAAAAGCTATTGGGGTTAAGATTCCTTTTACTAAAAAAGGAGTATTTCAATTTAATTATACAACAAAGGATCAAATAAAATCTAATCTTATTAATCTTCTTTTAACATCCCCTGGTGAACGTTACCATGAACCCTCATATGGTGTAGGTTTAAGAGAAGTTCTTTTTGACCAAAATGTTGAAACTAACCAAAGAATAGCTAATCTAAAAGCTAGGATAGATCAAAATACCCAGTTTTATATACCCCAAATAGAGGTAAATGATTTAAAAGTTACCCCTGAAGGACAACAACTTCGTATAAAAATAGATTATACAGTTTTATTAGACAATGATACAAATGAGATTTCAATAACATTATAATAAATGGCTTATTCTAAAGTAAATAATACTTCCGGTACTAATAAAAAAGATATTAAGTACTTAAATAAAAACTATAATCAGTTAAAACAAGATTTAATTGATTTTACTAAAAATTATTTCCCTGATAATTTTAATGACTTCTCAGAAAGCAATCCGGGTATGATATTTTTAGAATTAGCATCTTATGTAGGAGATGTATTATCATATTATACTGATACTCAAGTACAAGAAACATTTATAGAATCTGCTCGTGAAAAAACCAATTTATTAGCACTAGCCTATAACTTAGGATATAAGCCCGTCATATCTAACCCTTCTACTACAGAATTAGACTTTTATATAACACTACCATCATTAGGTAATACCCCAGATTGGAGTTATGCCCCTACGGTAAAAAAGAATTCTGTATTTACTACATCAGAGGCTTCCCCTACAAAATTCCTCCTTACAGAAGACGTAAATTTCCAAGTAAGTAATTCATTAGATCCCACAGAAGTATCTGTTTATGCACAAGATGGTTCACCTCTATCTGTAAATGGTACTGTTCCTGATTATTACCTTATAAAAAAATCTGCTAAAGTAATTAGTGCAGAAGTAAAATCAACAACCTTTACTTTAGGACCCCCTGAAAAATTTTTAACATTAGAGGTACCTGATTCTAATATAATAGGGATAGAAAATGTAGTAGATTCTGATAATAATATTTATTATGAAGTCCCTTATTTAGCACAAGAAACTATATTTGAAGATGTTTTAAACGTAGCAGCTAATAACCCTAACTTAAACCAGTATTCTAATGATACTCCCTATCTTTTAAGACTTAAAAAAGTACCTAAAAGATTTACAACAAGATTTACTTCAAACGATATACTACAATTACAGTTTGGTGCAGGTATTAGTAACGATAATGATATAGAAATTATCCCTAACCCTGATAATATTGGTATTGGAATAAAAGATAGCCGTTCAAATTTAGATTTAGCGTATGACCCATCAAACTTCCTTATGTCTAAAGCATATGGTGAAGTTCCTTCTAACACTACTCTTACTGTAAACTATTTAATAGGAGGAGGAGTCCAATCAAATGTTGAATCTAATGTAATTAATAAATTAAATGCTGTTACTACCGTAAAAAATAATAGCGTTACAACTCGTAGTGTATATGATGATGTTGTTAGTTCATTAGCAGTTACTAATCCACTCCCAGCAGTTGGCGGTGGTCCCGGCGATACACTTGAAGATATACGTTTAAATTCAATTGCCCAAGCATCGTCACAACTCCGTACGGTCTCAAAAGAGGATTACATTATACGCACGTTATCTATGCCCTCAAAATTTGGAAAAATCGCTAAAGCTTATATAATAAGAGACGATCAAATTAGTGTAGATAGTAGTGCCAAAATTTCAAACCCCAATGCTTTAAATTTATATACTTTAGCATATGACGGTAATAAGAATTTAGTATCACCTAATAGTGCTACAAGAGCTAATTTAATTTCTTATTTAGAAGAATATAGAATGTTAACGGATGCTATTAATATTAAAGATGCATTTGTAATTAACTTTGGAGTCGAATTTGATATAGTATCCTTTAAAAACTCAAATAATGATGAAGTTCTCTTAAATTGTATTCAATCATTAAAAGATTACTTTAACATAGATAATTGGCAGATTAATCAACCTGTTATTATAAGTGAAGTACGTAATGTATTAGGATCTGTTAAAGGAGTACAAAATGTAGAACAGGTTAAACTTATAAATAAATCAGGTACTACTTCAGGATATTCTCAATATTCATATGATTTTGATACGGCAACTATAAATGAAGTTTTATACCCCTCTATGGATACTAGTATTTTTGAATTAAAGTATCCTAACACTGATATAACTGGAAGAATAACTAGATATTAATTATGGCATATTACTTTTTATTTCCTGAAAAGGATACAACAATATATTCTCATCCTTATAGGACTGACCTAAATACTGGTAAGGTAGAAACACTAGCATTAACCACAGAAGGGGGCAATGATAATAACAATTATTATTCTTCTAGATTTTTACTTAAATTTAAAGATTCCGAAATTAAGGACGTTATATCTAATAGAGTATCTAATGGATTTTCATCAAGCCTAAAATTATATGCTACTGAATATAGTAATAATCTACCAAATTCACAAAATATCGAATTATATCCGCTAGTAGACAATTGGAATAATGGAACTCAAAGATATATTGATCACCCATATTTTAGTGGTGTAGTAAGTGATGGTGCCTCTTATTTATATAAGGACAACGGGACAACAAAAACTAGTTGGTCTAACATTTCTACAGGAACAACAGCAAGTTACACAGGTAGTACACTTGTGGGAGGGACTTGGTATACAGGCAGTGGATTTGAATCAACACAATCTATTGCTATAGTAGATAATTTTGATTTAAGTTTTGAAGTTACTGAACAAATTAAAAAGTTTTCTTCTAGTTTATTTGCTTCCCAAACTTACCCTAACGGTATAGCTAATAATGGGTTTATAATTAAGCGCGAAAATGATATAGATTTAACCACCGATAAAAGTACTATAAAATACTTTTCTGTAGATACACATACTATATTTTCCCCTACACTTGTTATTAAATGGGATGATTCCAGCTACGTTACAAGTAGTAATGATGTATTAAATAGTGGAAAAATTCAATTAAACTTTAGTAATCTAAAACAAGAATACAAACAATCTGAAGAACCACTTTTAAGATTAAATTGTAGAGAACAATACCCTACAAGAACATTTACAACTTCTTCAGATTTTCTCAAAGTAAATTATCTAAACCCAACATCATATTACAGTATTGAAGACTATACTTCAAAAGAAGTAATAGTACCTTTTGATACAGAATTTACTAAATTAAGTGCTGATAATGAAGGTATGTTCTTTAAATTAAATATGCAAGGTTTACAACCTGAAAGATACTACCGTTTAATCATTAGACATGATAATAATGATGGTATAAACATATATGACGACAATTACTATTTTAAAGTAGTTAGATAATGAAAGAAAACATTTCTATAAGAAAAAACGTTTACAGTAGTAACAAGTATAAAGAAGTAATTAATACTAATTTTTCTGAACTATTTAGTGCAAGAGAAACTTTTACGGTAGAAGATTTTTTTAGTCTCTATAATGAATTATTTTTAGAGATCCCTGAAACTGGGGAATTTAGCCACGAAGCTTTAATTAGAAAAAGTAATCAAATTGTTACACCCGGTAATGATGTAAAAGACAATGAAATAGAAAATTTACAATCTACCGTAGAAGATCTTCAAAAACAATTATTAAACGCTTCCCAACCTACAGCTGAGTTAGAAGATCCCGTTAGGGAACATCCACGCTTTAGAAATGGAACATTAATCCGTCGTTTTGATACTTCATTATCAGGGGGTCAAATATTTTTAATGGACCAGGCATATAAAAGACTTTTTGACCTTAATGATCCTGAAATTAGAGACTCATTTTTAAGACTACTTGAATATAAAAATAATAGTGGTGAAGCTGATAGATATAAAGTTCCGGCTTTTCCAGATATTATAATAGATGATATCCCCTCTGGACCAACATTAACTGTAAGTAACTTTAATGACCCTTGGAGTCCAACAGATGTAGAACAAGAAATATCTGAATTAAGATTAACTTTAGATGCTAATAATGCCTCATTAAACCCAGATAATTATAACGGTGATTTTGATTTATTCAGAAGTGAGTTAGAAAAAGACTTTATAGAAAAAGAAAATTACATTAGGGCCCTGCAAGAAAAATTAGAAGATCTTAGAAAAAGAAAACAACAAATAATAGGTGCATAATGGCTAGATATTCAGGTAAAAATACAGATTCTAAAAGTGCTAAAGGTTCTAGTAGAGGTTCTAGTAGGGGTCCTATTATAGGGGCGACTTCTGTTACGCTAACGACTGAACAACAAATAGAACTTGATGCTATTAATGTAGAAATACAAGAATTTAAAAATGAAATTAATCGCGTTAGAAGACGAAAAGACCAAGTAGAAGATATTCTTGATAACTTTGAACAAATTGCAGTAGGTAATTTATTAGTTGATATTTTACCTGATGAAAATTCTGACGAGATTAAAAACTCTAAAATAGTATCTAAAGCTGAAATATTTGAAAAGTTAAACATTTCTGTGGACGATATAAATAATAATAGTCGAAGAGCTAGAGCAGGTAAAATTGTAACTAAAGTATTTAAATTAGAATTAGTAAAAGAATTAATAGATCAATCTAGTGAATTAAACGAGAATGAATTATATGCTACCGTTATGAGAGATGTAATATATGACGTAAGTATAGATGGTACTACCGGGATTTTTGCGACGAATGATAACCAAGTTAGACGTGCCCGAGAAAAAATTGAAGATGTCCTTGATGAAATTGAATCTGACGAATAATGGCTATAAAATCTAAAAAAATATTAGAACAAATTCGCCCCGAAGATAAAAATCTTCTCAGCGAAAAAGAATTAGTCCGCAAATTTGGTAGACCAGAGGACTGTGTTGAATTACATATTTACGACCTTAACGGTAATCTATTAGATACTGTTTACAATTTTGAAGAATATGAAATTCCTGATGTAGACGATAATGAAGGATTCTTTAATGAAATTACTTTTAATCCTGATAAAGCATTACGAGATTTAGGATATTCTACAGGGGAATATGAATTAAGGGTTAATTTTCACAGAAAAAAAATCGTAAATACCCTTGAAGACTTATTCTATATTAATACTATTTCACCTAGTAGAACAGAATTAAGAGTTAAAATTATAGGTGAAAAAAATCTTTCCCCGCTTATATCCGCAACAAGTCAGTTTATCGCCGAACTCGGTGACACTGAAGAGGGGATTGCGTATTTCAAGGATTTTGCGCTAAATTTAGGCGATGATACCATATTAACTGGGGTTAATTTTATAGCTGAACAAGGTCAAAATAATAGTTTTTTAATTAAACTTTATGAACCCTTACCTAATACTTTTAGTGAAAAAGCCCAATTTAGAATAATTGAAGAGCTTACAAACCCTATAAGTTATAGAGTTGATTTAGGAGTTACTTTTATCTCTGATTCGTCTAAAGAATTAAGAGGTCCCAATTTAAGAATAGATACTCGTTTAAATTCTAGCACCCCAACAGCATATCGCGCTTATAACGATATATTAAAATATTCATCTACGGGTTCTTTAAATAATGTTTTAAATGCATTATCTTCAAGTGCCCCTATTTCTGTTGAATATGATAACCCTAATACAGATTCTGGATATGTTTATGATAAATTTATTCATTTTAGTTCTGCTGAAGAACGATTAAGGAATTTTAAATATAAATTAGAATTAATAGAATTATATACGTCTAAAAGTGAATATATAGATACTCTATCACCCCCATATGTTACAGGTATTAAACAAAACAATGAAGATCTAAAAAATAAAGTTATTCAAAGTTTTGACGGGTATGAACGTTATCTTTATTATGAAAAAGGAACTTACGCATGGCCTAAACAAAATTTACCAAGCCCACCTTTTACTTTAAAACCCATTAGTGATCAAGAATCCATTGATTGGTTTAATACTAATGTTGAAGATGCTTCTAATTTTGATGACCAAAACCCATATATTTTAAGGAATACATTACCCCAATATATCATTGATAATGACCAAAATGAACATTTTATAACATTCATTGATATGGTAGGCCAGCACTTTGACAATATATGGCTTTATATTGAAAATATTACAGATAAAAACGTTGCTCATAATAGTTTAACTGAAGGGATTTCAAAGGATCTTGTATTTAATGCATTAAAAGAAAAAGGTATCCCTGCTTTTGACCAATTTGAAAATAAAGATTTATTTAGTTACCTACTATTTGACGATTTTAATAGTCTTAAAGAAAGTGCTTTTCAACCAATTGTAAATGAAGATGGAAGATTTATAACTACCGAAGGGGGTAGTAGAATATTAGCCTCAGTTCCTACAACTCCTACTATTATAAGTGGTTCTAATAGTAAAACACCACTTCAAGACATTTCTAAAGGAGTATGGAAGAGGTTGTACCACAATGCTCCCTATCTTTTAAAAACTAAAGGTACTGAACGTGGTATTAAAGCACTTTTATCATGTTATGGTATTCCTGAAAGTATTCTTCACGTTAAAGAATATGGAGGGCCCGTAGCTGATAAATCAGAATTTAGAACTTTTAAATACCCTAAAATTCAAAAAGCAGTCGAAATATCCGGTACTAATATAGGTACTAAACTTAGGATTAACTATCAAAATACTACCATATCTGATAACGCGGCTACAATAGAATTTACTATAATACCCTCTAATATTGCTGAAAATATAATACTATCAGATACTATAGAAGCAGGAGCGGGTTATATATCATTAGATAGACACCCGGTACATACAGATACTGCTCGTTTAAAACACGTCCCTAATACAGGTACTACAGTTTACAGTGATTATTTTCCTGCATATTGTGGTAGACCCCTTACTATTTTCTTGCAACCCCCAACTGCTAATCAATTAAAATCTCAAGCTAAAAGTATAGGTAATTTAAATGTTAAAGCTAGTATGTTTGTTGATGGAGAATATATAGAAAAAACTTTATCTACGGATGCTACTTTTAAACAGAAAAATACTACTAATCTTCCTATTAGTATAGGCCAATCAAGTTATATTAATGGTAAAACTTCAAACTTTTTAGTCCATAATTTTAAGATATATAATGTACCTTTAAATACTTCTATTAGAGAACAACATACTAAAGACCCCAATATATTAGCTGCTAATACTACTTCTTCTTTCTTTGAAAACGAATTAATGTATTATATTCCATTAGGTGCTAACTTAAAAGAAGACCAACCAACCACAGGTGCTGGTTTTAAAGATTTTTCTTATTCCGATAGTACAACTTCTAAAGCTTTAATAAAAACTGAATTTGCTGATTTAATTTATAAAGAAGTTACATATGACCATTTTATAGTAACTCCCGATACTGTAGGAGCTTCTATGGTATCCGAAAAAGTTAGATATGACCAGGGTACTATAGATGATAATATTTTATCACCAATAATACGAGCTGAAAAATCTACTTTAGACCGTCAACCCCAAGACTTTTCAAATTTAGGTATATTCTTTTCTCCTACTTTTGAAATTAATGAAGATATAATACACACATTAGGAGGTTTTAGATTAGACGATTATATAGGGGATCCACGCCATTTATCAAGTAGTGAATATCCTGACTTAAAATCATTAAGAAAAACTTATGCCCAAAAAGTAACAGGCAGATATAATTTCTGG